TAGGTATCCTGAACGCTCCACCCTCGGCCGGCTATGAGGGCTAATCTGGTTGAAGAGCCGTCTAGGAGGCGTTGTGGAACTGGAATCAAAACAGGCCCGCGTGGAGGCCAAGGCAATCGACGACGCCGAGGGCACGGTCCAGGCTGTCGTTTCTGTTACGAACATTGTCGACAACGTCAATGACGTGATTGAGCCTGGCGCTTACAAGGAGACTCTGAGCAAACGCATCCCGAAGGGGGTCTGGTCCCACGACACGACCATCCCCATTGCCAAGACACTTGCCGCCATCGAACTCCCCCCTGGTGATGCACGCTTGCCGGCGCATTTGCGCGAGGTGGACGCCGGCGGCGTCCTGGTCAAGATGAAGTTCAACCTGAACACCACCCGTGGCCGTGAGGCTTATGAGGACATCAAGTTCTTCGGCGGGGAACAGGAGTGGTCGATCGGCTATTCGGTCCCTGAGGGCGGGTCAGAGATGAAGGAAGACACGGGGATTCGCTACATCAAGCAACTTGAGTGGTACGAGTATTCTCCGGTGCTGTTTGGTGCCGCCCCTGGCACCCGCACCGTCTCCGTGAAGGAAGCCCCCGACATGAAAGACGATGGGGCCACTGAAACTTCCGAGGGCGAGTTCGAGGATGTGAAGGGCCCGACAGCCAGGCACAAGACGGGCGTCAAGGCCGAAGACTGGTACGACAAGACCGCTTACAGGAACATGCGTTCCCCCGCAGATAAGGCGTATTTCAGCAAGATTTTCGCTTTCCATATCGACGGGGAAGACCCCAAGATGAAGACGAACTACACGTTCGTCCACCACTTTGTCGGTAGCGACGGTCGGCCAGGGCCGGCAGCATTGTCTGCGCTACAGAACACATTCGGCCTTCTCAACGGCGCCCGCAAGGGGACAAAGTTGAGGGGGAGCGACCGTAAGGGTGTGTACAACCACATCGCCGGCCATTACAGGGACGACGGCAAAAAGCCGCCGGAACTAAAGGCCGACGAGTATGTAAACGCCGTTATGGAACTCAAAGAAAGGCTCCCAGAGTCTTTCTGCGATGAAGTAGATGCTCTCATTGAAAAGGGGGCCGAACTATTCGAGATAAAGTCCAGTTTGGAGGACACCATGGCTGACGAAGCCGAAATCACCGAGACGACTGAGGTCGAGGTCGAGTCCAATGGACCGACAGCGCAGTCAGTTATCAACGAGGCCATCACGGCCCTGAACACCCTGTCGGAGCAGTTGAGTGAACTAGAGGAAAAGGGCGGCGACGCTCCTGGCTTCTCGAACACTGCCCCCGACTCATCAGAGCGCGTCGAAGGTGCAGGCGAGGCGGCCCCAGAGGTCGTCGCAGACCTGTCGCACGGCGGGACACTGACACCAGAACAGATGGCCGTCGAAGGCTCCCCGGCAGGCGGAGATTCACCCGCGCCGAAGGCAAAGGCCCCCAAGGCCAAGGTCCCGGAGCCTGATGATTCCGAGAAGGCCGAGAAGGCCGCCGAGGAAGAGGCTTCCGATCAGTCAGACTGTGGCGGTCTTCTGGGTGAACTGGACCTCAAGGAAATCCGTGAGTTCCATGACCTCATCACCTATTCCGACCTGGGCGAATAACAGGGCTCCGCGGCCGGTGAGCCGGCTGTGGATTAGACTGGGGGGGTAGCCGGTGACGACTGGGGACCCCTTTGGACCTATATGCGGAAATGCAGGGTGCTGGTAGGCGAATCCAGCGCTTTCGTTTGGAAATCATTCTCGCGGAATTGCCCGAGGATGAGGCTGAACAGGTTCTTGTCGCTCTCCACGACCCGAACGTCCTGACCAGCAAGATTGCTCAGGTTCTCTGCAAGCACGGCCATTCCATTTCGTCTAATGCCGTGAGTAACTACCGCCAACAGAGGTGTGTTGAGTCGTGATGAAGGGTGACCTCCAAAAGGAGTTGGCCAAATCACGACTCGGTAAGATCGCCGACCTTCTGGAGCGTTCAGGGATCGACGCCGAAGAGATCGGGACCATTGAGAAGGTCCGTATCTCCGAGTGGCAGGGCATCACCAAGAACGAAGAGGGCGAAGCCGAGATACACGATCTCGGTGGCATATCGGTCGTTATCGCACCGGCGTGGGCTGACGGCCCCGAGTGGCCTGTCGTTCAGCAGGCCCGGCCTCTTACGATCAAGCCGACGCCGCGGCAGCCGAAACCTAAGTCGAAGTACAAGACGTGTGTCGTTCTCCCCGATCCTCAGATTGGGTACCGCATGTACGAAGACGGCACCATGGACGAGTTCCATCATGAACCGTCGATGGAAGTCTCTATGCAAATCACCCGAGAGTTGGACCCTGATCTTGTAGTGAACCTTGGTGATTTCCTTGATTTCGCGGAGTTCGGCAAGTTTGAGCAGGAGCCGGCATTTGCTAAGACCACCCAGGCGGCGATTGACCGCGGTTACAAGTTCCTTATGCAGCAGAGGGCGAATGCACCCGATGCTCACATGGTGCTCCTGGAGGGCAACCATGACCGTCGCCTCCAGAAGGCGATTACGAACAACTCGGCTAGCGCTCTGCACTTGAAGCGTGCGGACCGTCCCGACGACTGGCCCGTAATGTCGGTTCCGTTCCTGCTGCGTCTCCAGGATGACCCGTTGAATGTCGAGTATGTCGGCGGTTACCCGGCGGGCATTTACTGGGTCAACCAGAACCTCGCTTGCATCCACGGTCACATCACCAGGAGCCGTGGTTCAACGGTCGCTGCGGTGGTGGACGATGAACGAACGTCTGTGATCCACGGTCACATCCACCGCATCGAGTTGCAGCATAAGACCCGGCGCACATTTGAGGGGCCGAAGCGGAGTCTTGCGGCTTCACCTGGGTGTCTTTGCCGCACCGACGGTGCGGTACCATCCACCAAGGGGTCGACAGACCCTCATGGCCGCCCTGTAAACGCAGTGGAAGACTGGCAACAGGGCATGGCGGTGGTCACTTACGAGGAAGGCGATGGAAACTTCGATGTCGAACTCATCCCCATCTCCCGAGGGGAAGCCATCTTTAGAGGTACCTACTACGCAGCAACCCCCGCGGCCAGCAGTTGAGTTCACTTTCGATGACGACATCCCGCAGGCGAGGCATTTCCCGATAATCACGATCGTCCTCTCGTTGGATGATCCAGGGGAACCAAACCACGTTGATTTGGGGTCCGTTCCTCCCCAGATTGCCGCCGCGGCCCTGGAGGGCATTGCCCGTCAGTTGGCGAGGCTGTCGTGGCCGAGCCGAGTCACCTATGCCGGCCAAACCATCTTCGACCCTGCACAAATGTTCCCCGATGTGGATGACGACAACGACGAGGACGACGAACCGTTCATCGGCGATTGACCCCTGCCACTGTTACATGGCCAGGTGTGTAACCATTATCTGAACGGGGTGCTTACCTCGTGTACACCTATTCATCTACATACACGAGGTAGACCTGATGACAGTCACGGATTCCCACCTACGGGAACTCAAGGCTGCTCTCCGCGACACGCTGAGCGAGAACGACGCAATTGTCGATCACGCTGAGGCCGGTCGTGAAGAGGGCGGTCCAGACATTCAGGTCGACGCGAAGCATATCCAGGGCTTCCGCGCCAATCTCACCAAGGCACGCGATCTGCGCGATCAGATCGAAGCCTTGGAGGGCCAGAAGGAAATGCAGGACTGGGCTTCTGCATCAACCGAACAGCCTGAGATTATCGCTGAATCCAAGGAAGCAACACTGCCTTCCAGCGTCGGCCAGGGATTCGTCGATTCCGACGAGTTCAAGTACCTGAACGGTGGGACCAACGGTCTCACCATGCACATCCCATATTCCGTCAAGGGCGACCTTGGTGGCATGTGGCAGCGCAAGGACGTTTACACGACCCTCCCCAGTGGGACACCGGCTCAGTTCGGTACCCCGCAGCGGGATGCGATCGTGGAGCGTGCCCACCGTGCTGCTCGTGTGCGTGACCTGTTCAACGTACAGCAGACCTCAACCAACCTGGTTGAGTACTTCCGGGTCACCGGCTTCACGAACAACTCCGCCACCACGTCGGAGCGTTCGGGAACACCCGAGACCTTCACCGCATACCCGCAGTCGACGCTGACCATCGTTGGCGCGCAGGCTCCGGTTCGCAACATCGGTCACTACGAGGTTGCTCACCGGAACGTGCTTGCTGATGAGCCCGCTATGCGGGGCATCGTCGACAACGAGTTGCTGTACGGCCTCCGTCTCACCGAGGATGACCAAATCCTCAACGGTGACGGCACCGGCACCAACCTCACGGGTATCACCGCTACCAGCGGCATTTCCACTCAGGCGCTGGGTTCGGACACACGGATCGACGCGATCCGTAAGGCGATCACCAAGATTGCTCTCGCTTACTACGAGGCAACTGGCATGGTCGTCCACCCAAGTGACCTGGAGCAGATCGAACTTGAGAAGGATGGCGACAACCGCCACATGCTTGTCGCTTCGATCGCTGTTGGTATGGAGGCGCGAATCTGGCGCCTTCCGGTTGTTGAGACCGCTGCGATCACTGAGGGAACCGCTCTTATCGGTTCCTTCGGCATCGGTGCGACTCTCTATGACCGCATGGAAGGCAGCATCCGCATCTCCGAGAACCACTCGGACTTCTTCGTGAGGAACGCTATTGCGATCCTCGCTGAGGAGCGGATCGCTCTGGCCGTCAAGCGGCCCGAGTCTTTCTGCACGGTTACCAGCATCTAGCCACCACAGCCTTCGGGCACTGAACGGGACCGGGCACCTTTGCCCGGTCCTGTTTGGTTTTTGCTATCCTGTCGTTATGGATACCGAGAACAAGATGACTGAACGCAGGACTGTCGTTCTGGATCGTGACCTCTACGAGGAAGCGAAAGACGGGACGAAGTTCCTCGTAGCGCGCAAGGGTGACAGAATCACCCCCAGTCTCGCGCGCCGCCACAAGGTGTTGCCGATTGAGTCCGCCCCCGGGCCGGCCCTGGAATCAAAGGTCACGATCCCGCAGGAGAAGCAGGTCGTTAGTAACGACAACATCCAGCGGAAGTTCGGCTGGAGCGTCAGGGCCTAATCGGCCTCCTCTGAATCAGGGCCTCCACCTCCGCTGAGTGATTCCGTGAAAGCGTTTCTGTAAGGGCAACTGCCCTCGTGATCTTCCATCTAAAGCGAGCCGCGTACACGATTGCCGACCCAAGGACGGCGACCACAACGACGATGACCGCTAGGAGGTATTCAATGATGCCCACAGAACGAGTGTATCTGTGAAGCGCTCTGGACCACCAAAGCGCAAGACCCGCCTCAACGCTATGAGTAGCGTGCGGAGAGCCGAACTCAGTATGCGTAAACG